AGCCCCTGAGCCTGTAGTAGAACCAGTCGTTGAAGAAGCGGCAGAAACCCCCACAGGAGATGAAGAATAATGGCGGCAAGTACAAGCACAATAGACCCACGACCAAGTTACTTTGGTGACCGAATGATTATCACTGGTAGTTATACTGCTGGTGACACAGGAGTCCTTACCATTGATTTGAGTTCAATGCTTTCAAGTATTGATTTTGCAGGAGCAAACTCAAGCGGTGATATTTCCGCATTACCCATCACTGACACTGGTGGTGTAGGAAATGTTCAAGCAGTAAACTTTTCACCCGATGTACGGATTGACGGAACATCGGTTAAGATTGCTCACGGATTGGCCTCATACCCCGGACAGGCTGGTACCTTTACAGTCATTGGTCGCCGCTGAGGTGGCTTAAATGGCTAAATCAGTAACCATCTTGGGGCCATATCCTCCAAAGGATTTCCAAGACAGCACTGCTCGTACAGCGATTGCTACGGCTATCAGCACCGCTATAGGTTCTAACACCTGTACCACGGCTGACCCTCACATTGTACTTGGGAACATCTTCATCATTGTAACTACCAGTTAAGGTGGACAATATGGAGTCATACGGTAACCTTGGACTTGACGATATTGCTCGTCTACAGAAGCGTGGTATTCGCCTCAACGAATCCTACGGAACTTCGGTCAGAACTGATGAGGAGAATCCCCTCGGTGGTCTAACGCTTAAACAGCGGAACCGTACCAAGAGTGCAGGAGATGTCCTCAACATTGGTTCGGGTACGAGGTGCAAGCACTGCGGAATGTTATACTTCTGCTGGGTTGACAAATGCAGGACATGTAACAAGCCAGTTGACTTCAATCTTGGTAAGAAAGAACAATAGGATTATGATGAAGACCCCTAATGGGATGAATAGGGGAGAAGCGTCATGCCAGTAGTATTCAGTCCCGGTGAGCCCGAAACAAGGCCGCTTGACCCTGACGCTATCGTCTATACCACTGGTGACAAAATAGCACAGATTCTCGGAATCGCCGCAGGCGAACCTGTACTTGGTGCGGCCAATGCCGTGTCCGATGGCTTCTTCATTTCAGGTACTGATTTCAGAGAGCATGGGTTTGAGAGTGGTGACACCATTCTCGTACACAGTGACCTTGACCCGCTTGGTACCGAGTTCGTTATCACTGCGCCCGCAGTCGTGGATGTCAGCGGCACGAAGTATGTCAAACTCCCAACAACCAGCGTCACTCACGCTAACTACACTACGGTAGCAAATACCGAGATTCAGAACAAAACAATTTTCACCAACGGCAAGCGGCGGGGTGTGACGAAGAATATCGTCAATGACCACATTCGGAGAATCCAAGACAGGATTGACAACATGACGCATAACGCTTGGCGACCTTATCTTGTGTCAGCAGAGTACATCAACTTTGACACCTACAAGCCTTACCGACGCCGATACTACACAGACTATGTAGGTACGGCTCCTCTTCTGTTCCGCAATGTCCAGCAGATTCTACGCATTGAACTATGGCAGGGTGATGACTATCGTGAGATTGGTTCGGCAGAAGCAAGAATCAAGTTCGCAGATGTCTCCGGGCTAAGTGGTAAGAAGGTATTCCTTGGTCTTGGTAACGGTAGCGTTGCTACTCTGACTGCTGGTACAGGTACCAGTAATTGGCGAGGAGAACTTGATGCAAACTCTACTGCTCAAAACTTGGCCGACCTCATCAACAAAGAGGATAGAGTCAGCAAAACGAGTGTGGACTTTCTCAAGTCGGACGGTAGTGGCTTTACTTTAGAAGGCTCTACCTCAAATGTGGCCGTTCATAATGAGTTCTTAGCCTCGGCCAATGCTGACTATGGTACAGGTGTTGTCAAGTTGACATCCATGAGGGCTGTCAAAGCCGGTGAAGAATGTTCCATCGTCACTGACAGCACTGACATAACAATTGAGCAGACAACACAGGCGAGTACCACTGTCGTAGGAGTCGTTGACACTGACGACATTAGTGTCAGTTCTACTGCAAACTTTACCAAGTCAGGGGTCGCTACTGACGGAACGAAGGTATTCCGATATATGAGCAAGACTGATACCAAATTCATAACCTGTACCGTTGTCAGTGGAGGTAGCCTCCCGTCCAGTGGTACAGTTACGCAGAATTCTTTTGTCACTGACCTACAAGGTGGTAGTTCCAGCGGTGATAACGCTCGTCTACGAGACTGGTGGCTTGACCACGAGATGGGTATCATTTACTTTAACAACTCATATCCGTTCTTTGAATGGAATGCTATCAAGTGTTCGTACATCTACGGTGAGCGTTATCTTGAGAAAGCAATTGAAGAAGCCGCTACGAAACTTGTAGCGAGCGAACTGCTGATGGCTGACGACCGCTCAGTGCTAATCCCCGAAGGTGGACAAAACATTGACCTCGGCTCAAAAGCACAGTTATGGCGTAGAGAGGCTATGGAGATTCTCGCTCGTTACAAGGAAATAGTGGTGTTCTCATGACGGCTGATTGGAAAGAGCCGCTTGATACAGTCATTGATATTCTCAAGGCTGACTTTGATGCAGGGACTGCACTTGGTTGGAATAGGGCGAATACAGACAACATTAAGCCTGTTATCATAGATATTGCCTCCGAAGGGCCGGAAAGAGGGAAAAGGCTTGACTTGCAACGCCATGATTATATCCTCTGTTATGAAACCGCTCTCAACGAAGAAGTTCCCGAATTGCTTTACAACTTTGTAACGACGAGAGTCAACATTACAGTTGACATGCGCACATCAAGAGGGCGTAGTCGTTTGAGAAAAATGGAGAATGAAATGCGT